CAGAAGATAGTGTTTCACTTTCTGCAGCTTCTACTGATAGTCAATATGACTATTCAAGTATGTCGTTGTCAAAGCGGGAATCGACTATACCGTGTCAATGCAGGTTATATCGCTTTCGTCAGCGATTCAAGCAGTGGGTATCATTTTGTTATCATCATAGTGCAGCGAGTTCTACAGGTCGATCTCGCCCGGTTAAGATAATACGTAGTGATGCCCAAGGTTGGCCGATCAGTCAGGACAAAATTAGCGTATTTTACGTGGCCAAGATGTGGCAGGCTTCATTTGGATGGTGCTATATGCACTTTACAGGAGATAAATTTGAACCAATCAAGGATCCAACAGTGTTGGAATTTGTTAGGTACAGCAGTTATCATGACAAATTCATAAAAGTTCACTTACGTCCAAAGGGACTAGGTGTTGAACCGACGTTAGGTCATTGGATTCCACCATCTCGTGGTCAAATATTAAAACAACAATATCAAGACGAAGCAGACCACTACTGCGAAGTCTGCGATGCTATGGTAGCAACATGTGATATTGAACAACATGAAGCAGGGTCACGTCATCAAGCTAGGGCCAAAAATAATTTTGTCGGTCCATACGACTGCCGATTGTGCAAAATACACACATCAGGTGAGGCACCATTAGCACAACATCAGCTATCACACTCACATGTGCGTCGAGTGGGTGCTCAAACGGGTGGTTGGACTTGTAAGGAACATAACTTCAACACAAGTGAACACATTCGTTTTCGTGAACACATGGCAGGTCGTTTACATGCAGGTAACAAAACAGCGCAACAGCATGATATGTTGGTTAAAGCAGTTGAAAAAGTGGTTTTAGATAATAAACTACCAAGGTTCTCCCCACCACGATCACCACCGAGGACGCCTGGTCGTACAACACCCACTTATAATTGTGTGTCACCCGTTTATTCAGCAGTGCCTCCACCCCAGGTTTTTCGGGAGGCACCTTCAGCCAAAGACGTGTACACGCAATTAGTGACGGAGAGAACGACACCCTCATGTCCGAGGAGACTCGCGCTGAATTTGATAAATGGACCATCAAGCACCAACAGCAAGGTGGACAGTGGTATCACAAGAGCAACACCACCATTAGTGATAATCGACAACGACGCACCACCCGTCCATCACAAGGAACCAATACAAGTCATATCAGGGATAGCCAAACATATAGTCGACCGACGTATACTTATAGCGCACCGTCGGAGAGCTCCAGGAATGCTACAACGCGTATGGGACCAGTTCAAAACGTGGTTCGTAACAACACGCGGAGTGGGCATTACAGTGGCAATACGCGAATCAATAGCGGTGCTATTAGCCATGTACACAGTGCACGCGATCGGAAATGTTATAGTGATGCTAGCTGCCAAGTTACCGAGAGCAGTTTTAGCAGTGATGTGGATATTCGTCAAAACCCAATTATACACAGCTCTGTTAGCCGTGACCAAGATGGCCGCATTCACGGGGATGTGGTTTTGTTACAGCACTCTCGGTCAGTGGATACAGACAGAGGTACAGCGAGTGTACGAGCAGTTGTCGAAGTAAATGAATTACCACCATTCATGCCAAGGAATATCGGCGAGCTCGGGGTCGTTAGGTGTAAACTCTCTAATGATGAACGATTAAGAATTGCTGATAGTGTGTCTATAGTCACAGCTCTTGAGCCTGTGTCTATGGCCACACTACGATTGATGAAGAGTGAAGCAATTCGTGTGAGTAAGACACTAAAACGTGGCGATGATCGGTTGTATGACTCAATGACCAACTATGATTTGGTATTAGTTATACATGTAGCACTGAAACAACGTATGGAGGCGGAATTGGCTATCGCCGGTTATTGGGCTACTAAGACAAACTTACAGCGATTACAAACTAGCCTGTCTAAATGGTCATCCGGCACTGTAGCTTTACATCGTACTACACCGGTCAACCGGCTTTATGACTTAGTATACCAACGCCTAACCAATTTTGGTATTGTAACACCACGGTATAATCTTCCAGTAGGCAATTTGGTTTTCTAGAACGCTACCCTGCGACATGCCAGGAGGGAGCTGTTTATGACCAAGTGGTCAACGCATGTCCTTATCAATCGATCCGAAGTCAATTTTTAACCGAAGTGCCATATGTTAATGGGGTGTTTACTGGGTGTGATCGGTCTAAAACACAATATGTTTACCGCTTACGGTTGCCGTTCACTGAGCCTATAATAGCATATCATAACTGTATTGTCAATGAGGCAGTTAGCTTGTTCAACCGTCATTTAGTGCTAACACCGAAAACTGACGTGTTGAAAGCGCTAGTGTCCAGATGTTATGAAAGATTAAGACGTCGATTTCCACCGAAACAATTGACGCCGATAAACATCCACCAAGTTATTATGTCCAAACCACCATCGAAGAGGAGGACATATCGTAATGCACATATGAAATACATCCAGCGAGGAGTAGTACGACGTGACAAGAAAATCACTATGTTTGTTAAGTATGAACGCATGAACATACGCGATCCATTGAAGCCACCACGTGCTATCCAGGCGCGTGGGCAGGTCTTCAATTTGGTGTTACAACGGTATATCATACCATACAGCAAGCATATAACTAGGTCATTTGATCCAACACGCCGATTTGCAACTAAGGGTATGAACAATTATGTTCTGGGCAGGTTCTTGCGGACTTGTTGGGATGATTTTAGTTCACCTAGAGCGCGTATGTTTGATCATGATCGGTTCGATTCACGTACTAATACCCCTTGGTTGGACGGTATGCATTCTTATATGGCAGATCACTATTCTAATGATACAGAACTACCTAGTTTGTTAGAAACACTCAATTCAGCGAGTTGTAGATCACAGCATGGTTTGGTTTATAGTGCGTCTGATTGTGTGTTCTCAGGCGATGTTACTACATCGGATGGGAACTCCACGGTCAATTGCGCTTTGTTAACTGACTACACATGGGGGGTCCGGAGCCATACACCGCTTAACGGCGATGATTCAGTTGTGTTTCATGACACAATTGATGATGCAGTGCTTGATAGCCGCAACATAGGTGAGTATGGATATAAAACCAAAGGGTCATCCACTCTAGTGTTTGAGGAGATTGAGTATTGCCAATGCCATCCAGTTCACACGATCAACGGTTGGCTAATGGTTCGTGATCCACATCGCGTTCTTTCAAGAACGACCACATGTTTACAATCGTTTGCTAGCAGCCATGAATATCTCATGAGTTGGTTTGCGAGTGTTGGTGAGTGTGAGTACTCATGCAATCATGGTGTACCCATACTTCAAAGTTTTGCCAAGTTTCTTATGCGCGCATCACCAAAGCGTGTAAAAGTGTATCATGAAGACTTCCGTCGTATACGTGGGTCTTATAGTGACGAAATTACTGAAGATTGCCGGTTGAGCTTCACACAAGCATTCGGTATAACATCGATTGATCAAAGATGGCTTGAAGAATATTTCGACAAGCTTTGTTGGGGATTCGACAGTATTATCGTTGATTATCCATCACCCCAACTGACCACAATTCCGAAAATTTATTAACATGTTTATGCCTACGCAACGCCGACGACGACCAGCTGGTCTACGCCCACGCACTTTTCAGTCCGTGGAGGAGGGGCTAACTCGTATGAATATTGGTACAAGTGGTCCACGTGGTGGACTGCTTAGTAATTATATACAGTGTCGCATGGATCCGTTTACATCTAGTTCTGGGAATGGTGTCCCAGATAGTGCCATGACTCGACGCATTGTAGTTGACCACCATGACTTTTGTACACTTACGGTGGGTGCATCTGGGAGCTTTCAGGTTCGATTGTTCCCTACATTTCCAATGCCATTGGCTTTCAAGGATGCTGCAGCCACAGCTCCTTGGTCAGGTTATAAGGTCAATGGTATTGATGTGTCATTGTGCACCGCCCCGTGTGCTGGAACAGCTTACAACTATGGATGGATGCCGATGTTGGTTTTTAATGAATGGCGAGGATGGTCTGCAGGGTTCAACCTTGGTAATTGTGCTCAGGAAGCTACTGATCCGTATGGTGCAATGCGCGCTCGCATTGTCAGTTTTGGTGTTAAGGTTTATTACACTGGAGCTGCTGCAACAGCGCAAGGTTCATTGACCACAACGTCTGATCGCAGTTCTTTGAGAGCTGCATCAAATGTAGCACAGGTAATCGGGGCTTACAACTCCATTGTTGCCAGTGGGGTTTCGATCAATCCAGCATTGATTGGGAACCTCGACTTTGGGGCGACTTGGGGCCAGATGGATAGTG